TGGTTCACCCACTTTTTCTCTCAAGGGTTCAAATAACTCTGCAGCTAATGTTTTCATATTAGCTAATTGATTTTCGTTAGGTATGTTTTTGATTTTTAATTTTTTAGCAGTTGCAGAACCAAATGCTTCTTTCCAAGATATATGTTTACTAAAGTTTTCTTTTTTAGATTTTGCCATAATATTTAATTTTGTTGAACTCTATTCGCAATATCAATGATTGCTCTAAAATAAGTTTTCTCATCATCATTTTCTTCACTATAAGCAACTCCATTAACATTACTTGTAAAAACATTGAAGTTATTAGATGTAAGGTCAAAGTAATCAGTTGTAGATGTTTTAATTAACTCTAAAATTGATTCTACGATGTCATTTACTTGTAGTTCTCCACCATCATCAGAAAAGAAAGCCGTAACGACTTCTATTCTTGTAATACATTCTACTATGAAGTCACTTTGATTTTGATTTGTTTGTGCAGTATCTGCTGAATATACAATTATATATGGTTCACTTTGAGTAGATGGAACACGATTATATACAGGTACATTTGCACCTCCATAACTTACATTCCCATTTAAAAGTGTAAATATCTTTTGTCTTATAAATCTTATTGGCTCTTTCATCTTATACTTCTTTTTATTGCATTGTTTAAATCTAACATCAACCTTTTTAATCCTGTATTTATTTTACCAAAGAAATAAGGTTGTGCTTTTTGAAATCTTGTACCAAATTCAAGAAACCCTGAATAAGGTGCTTTAGATTCTATTGATTTGTCTTTTGCATTATATACAACATTGTTTCTTAAATTACCTGTATCAACTGGAATAGGTGGCAATTTTATATCTCTTGATATTAATAATCCATTCTTGTCAATTATCATATCAACACCTTTATTTCCAAGTGCATCTAACTTGTCAAACATTTTATTGATTTTGCGAAGATCAGATTTGTTTACATTAATTTCCATTACTCCCTTTTTGTTGCAGTTATTGTTGTGTAATACTTATAATTGCTATCAAACATATTGTTTATTTGAAATTGACCACTTACATTTTCTATTTCAAGTAAATCAGTTGTATTAATGTCATCAGCAGTTTTTTTTCTAACAATAAGTTCAATTATAAGGTTTCGATCTCTTTTACCATTCTTTGTCGCAACATCACC